CAGCGAACAACCTTCACACACCCCTACGTTTATGTCGTTGAAGCTCTCGCAGCGATACGCCCCGTTGTCCTCTATCAACCCTTCCCACTTAGCGTCTGTCTCTTCGGCGCTATAGCCTTCGTACGCTTTAGAAATGCGATGCGCAGTCTCTTTATCTCCATCTGTGCAGGATCGTAATGTGGACAGCACTCCCCGCCATAACGGCTCACTCGCATTGTTGGGGTCTTTGAAGTATGCCCTTATCTGATTACACCCTACCCCTGCTTTCGTTCTGCTAACTATCTCCGAAAAATAGTATTTCTTGTTACCTGCCAGCTTTTCGTACAGCGCGTCAGGTGCGCCTTCTGGAACGGGGGAGGGCTGCTTGTGTATAGGTACCCCGCCTAACATATCCGTGAAGTCCGCTAATGATATGGGCGTAGGGAAGTCAGCGCCGTAGAAGTTAACCGCTAGGGGTTCGCCCCCGTTGGTAACTGGCTTATAGTTATGTGTGTTAGGTAGTCTCAAGATACGCGCAGCGTCACACGTAACCTGTATGTCAGTAGGAAACTTATGCTCTACGCATTTCTGCTTCAGTATTTCTGCGACCGCCGCCCACTCCCTCAGTGGTACTGCTTCCTCTAACAACCAATATACGTGCACGCCTCTACCAGAGTTAACCATAAGAGGAACGGGTAGAGACATAGTGGCGCAGAAAGAACGTAGTGCCGCCACCGCCTCGGGTTGACTTGCGTACTCTTTACTAGGGCCGCAGTCTAAATCCAGATAAAAAGATTTTAGCTCCTTCACGTTTTTACGCTTGCGGTTCTCGTTGGTTTTTAAAGTACCCAACCCAAAGTAAACGTCGTATCCGTCGCTATCAAAGTCTGCCCCTACACGGGTCATAGTGTCAATGTCGTCGTAAAATTTCTGCGCTATACGGTTATCGGAGGAGCGCGCAGCGAATATGCAGTAGAACCCGTCGTCCCCCAGCACCGCCTTTAAGAATGTTTTAGTGTCCATGATTTGCTACTCTGCCCAAAGAAAAGAAATCCACGTCAGACAAACAATGCCTGCCGAATGTCTGACGTGGAGGGAAGGTTAACAAATGACCCCTAAATGTTAACCATGCCTAGTAGTCGGGTTAGTCGTCCCAACCTTCTACGAGGTCATCAAGGCTTTCTTCTTTTGGAGTAGGCGTATTGGCTTTAGCAGTCTTAACAGTAGGCTCCGCGTCAAACACATCGTCAAGGTCAGCAGGCGCGGGTGCAGGTACAGCGGTCTCTTCAAACCCTGTAACCACTGGTGCGTCTTCGAAAGTAAACCCTTCTTCAACGTCAAACGGAGAGTATGTTTCTTGTGGCTTGTAAGATATAACCTGCACGCTACGCAGGCGCAGAGATACCCCGTTGTCACGCATATTATAAGGCACCAACGAAACTTGGATATTAACCACACTGCCCGTGGTTAACTGGAAGTCAGCAGGCAGCGAGTTGTTTTTGGCGTCTACCTGCAACGGCTTCTCTGTAGTCTCCGCGCCGTATGCCGCCTTCAATACAGTTTTGCCCGTGTAGGTACCGTCTTCGTCTTCGCCAAAAGGCATCCCGAGCTTTGCAGGCCAGCTTTTTTCTTTACGAGCGGCATATGCGGCAGACATAGCTGCGTATAATTCCTTAGCTTGCGCCTTAGACATACGAAACTGCAGCTCGTATTTTGCTCCTTCGTCCATAGGCCCACACGGTACACTCTTACCTTTAGCACCAGCAGCGGTATCAAACCGATACGGGCTGTTTATGCGTGGGTATAAGGCTTGCACACCGCGTATCATGTGGGCGGGATTCTTAGTATTTTCCATGTTAGGCTCCATCACTATTTGAGTTAAACCCGTCTTCCACTTGGAACGGGGAGGTTCGTACTACATCAGGCATAAATACCTGCTGCTTAATTGCCGCTACTGTGTCAGGGTGTTCAGCTACCCTGTTAACAATCTCGGTTTCCTGCTCTCCAACTGGCCGCAAAGCCTTGAAGAGTACCCTTGGCACATCGCTAGACGTATCAAAGTACATACTTGTTATCACCCCCGCAACCTTTGTTCCTCTTGCGTGGAGAAACTTTACGTATGCTTGCAGAGGCGTCTTGGTTTCGAGCGCTGCCCCAAAGATAGAGTTGGCAGGTACTTGTAACTGGTATACGTTCTCAAGGTCTTCTTCTAAGGCAACGGCGATACGCTGTGAAAAGCGACACGCCCTACCGCCATACGAACCCGAACCACGGATGTTCTTAGAGCAATCCAAACAGCGGGTAGCTTGCTTGCCCCTAACTGTAACGTCAGGTGCAGGTACGTATGTGTTCGTAGACCAGCACGTAGGTGCAGCGGGGTTGGAGGGGTCAAAGGCACCCTCATAATATGCGCGCCCTATACTCGCAGCGTTAACTATAACTACGTTAACCGTATCGGCGTCTTCGATACCATCAGCGTTGAAAGAGCCGCCTTGAATACTTATGCGTTTTACGTCTGGCATACCTACTCATCATCTTTCTTGTTTAGCAACGCTTTCTCCAGTCGCTCTAGGTGAAAGCGGTACGTGCCTTCTATATGAATGTAACACCCGACAGGGATTTGCCCCTTGCCGACCCACTTACGTAACGTGGCGGGAGATACCCGAAGATAATCCGACACTTCGTTTATAGTGCGATACTGTTGGTCGTTGTCTATAACGGTTTCCGCTGTCATTTTTTCCTCACAGAGATTACGTACTCGGAATCTGAATTTAGACCCATAGGTACTTTTTCAGGGTTCTCCTCTAGGAACTGCCGTACCGATACTTGGTTCAGTCTGCGGTCAAGAAAGTGAGGCACGTTGTTTTCTACTATGAAAGCGTGCATAGATTCCCAATCGCTTGTCCAGAACCTGTTCTTAATAGTACGGAAGAAAGTACCCTCAGAGGTCTTAACACTCTCGACATTCTGCTCCTTGCAGTAGTCTAATAGCGCTTGCTTTACCTTATCCATTTTACCCGACAGTGCAGCGTCGGCTGATTTGAACTCGGTAGACAACTCTGCGCGGCGCTCGCGCATTTTTATAAATGCTTTAGTCAGCTTCTCAACAGTAACGGCCATGTCATTCTCCATAGTTTTTTGTTATTTTGTGATATATACTAACAGCGCTATATCTAGTCAAGTATTTCTTTATATAAATCTATCATTTTTGCATGTACGTCAATTCTAGCGTCAAGGAGCTTGTATACACGTCGTTCTACCGCAGAGCCTTGCAGCTGTACTACTGTGCATTTAGACGTTTGCCCTGACCTGTGAACCCTAGCGTTTGCCTGCGCGTAAGTTTCCAACGAGGATGTCGGCCCCCACCACACAACTGTACTAGCGGCGGTAAGCGTAACCCCGTGGGCAGCTGCCTGCGGTTGGATCAACAATACTTGGGGGTCAGTAGTCTCCTGAAAACGTTTGAAGATGTTAGTACGGTTACTAACAGATACATCTCCACGTATGACAGCACAGGTTATACCGTCTTTGGTTAGTTTCTCTGACAGTACGTCTATGATGTGCTTGAATGGGATAAACACTAAAACCTTCTTGCTGCTCTCGTTTATCGCCTCCTTCAACACATTGTAACGGTTCTTTATATCGAAGCGAACCGTGTCGCCCCCGTCCGAATACACCGCGCCTGCGGATATTTGCAGCAGCTTGTTCATCGCCACCGCAGCATTAACAGCAGTCACATCCTCTCCTGCTACCTGCAGCACGTTACGTTTGCGTAGGGCTTCATAATACTTTGCTTGCTGTTTGGTAAGTTCAACGTTGCGCTTCACGTACACCATGTCAGGTAAGTCTAGGCACTCGTCTTTTGTGAAACGTATCGCAGGTTGTAGTGCGTAGTGCACAGTTTCGTTCGCGGTCTCTTTGGGTGCCCACTTGAATTGCGTCTGCTTGTACATAACCATGTCCCGAAATGCTCCGAAGAACCTTGGAACTGCTTGGGAGTTGACTAACTTAGCTAACCCGTACGCATCCAAAGGGGACTGCGCAGCGGGAGTTCCTGTCATCATCCACAACCATGTGTCCTCGTGCAGGATACGATTTAGTGTTTTCCACCGTGTCGTCTGTACGTTCTTGTAATGTGTAGCCTCGTCGACAATCACAAGGTCAAACCTTGCCGCCTTTACGGCATCCTCTACTATAGACACACCGTCGTAGTTTATTATTACAAACTCAGCGCCACCATTGATTACCTTTTCGCGTTTCCTTTTGGACCCATAGGCCACGTCTACAGTCCTGTGCATAGCGAACGTAAACAAGTCGTTACGCCATGCAGAATCCATAATAGACAGGGGGCAGACGATCAGGACGCGCTTTATCTTGCGCTGCTTCATCAGGTAATCTGCGGCCCATATAGCACTGGCGGTTTTGCCGGTACCCTGTTCGTTAAAACAAAACGAACGTTTGTTCATAGTTAGGAACCCTGCGGTCTTCTTCTGATGCGCAAACGGTTTGTACTGCCCCGTCCATTCATACCTACCTTCTATGGGTGAAGGTACGTTAATGTTCAGGTTCTTTAGTGTGTGTACCTCGTCTATACCCCAGTTGACCAACACCTCGTTGTCTTTCAACTCTTGGCTTTTTTGTATAGTCGCAGTCACCCTTTTCGGGTTGCGCAGCGTTAATAGCAGCGCTTTGTTTTTCATAATTTCCACGTTGTTCTCCAGAAACCGTAACGCTAACGACGTTAGCGTGATTTTTTACCTTTGCTTAACGCTCCACCAGCGGCTCTATTTTTCTTGCGGCTCTGGACAGTTACCCCGTCCTTATTGCTGCCGCCTTTACTGAGTGCTTTCTTGTGGGCGATGTCCTTACCTTCTCTTCGGTCTGCTACACCATCTTTGTTTTTGTCTTTACCCTTTCTATCCATCTTACGCCGCGCACGTTGACGCTCCATGCGCCGAGCATGTTCGCCTCGTGCTTTCTGTTGCTGGTACTCTTTCTTGTATGGGCGCGGCTTGTTTACGTAAGGCATCAGTTTGCTCCGTTATGTGCGCATTCTGTTACAGGGCAATGATTTCTGCACAGTCCGTTGGGACGTGGGTTCCATACGTTCAGCTCTGCGGCTTTAGCCATCTGCTGATACTTACCAATCCACTTGCTCCATAGCGTATCTTTATCATAATTCGTGTATGTTGTCTTAATTAAGTCTTTAGACACGACAAACAATAACCCTGCACGTACTCGTTCTATCTCAGGGTAATGCGCAAACACGGATAACGCCATCAACTCAAGCTGCCCTTTATCGGCGTACTTGGCAGATTTGCCCGTCTTGTAATCAACCACAAACGCCACGTCTTTGTGCAGGATGAGTAAGTCTGCAATACCACGGAACCATACCTCTTTGTCATAGAACCCGCACGGGTCCAAGTCCTCCCGTATCCCCATCTTCTGCTCAACAAGCTTAGTACCAGCCTTGTCTTTCAAAGACTGCAACGCCTTAGCCACATAGTTAAACCTCTCAGGGATAGGTACGTCTTTGCCTATAAAATTTTCAGCCATCTTATGGAACTGGTTCCCGTATAAGATCGCTTGGGTTTGAACAAAGGGGAACTGCTTGAGTATTTTCTCGTGGTAGAATTGTTTAGGGCACTGCTCAAACGCTTTGATCTTACTAAAAGACCAAGGTGCTACTTTAGTCATACGCATCCTCCATATGATTTACCTACTCCGCTCTCACAAGTGATTGGCAAGCCCTCCGCCCAATCGGGGGTCTGGCTCATACATTCCTCCACGTAGACACGCGCCTCCTCGACTTCTTCATCGCGGATGCAGCAAACTAGGGAATCGTGAACAGTTAATACTACGGGGTATCTTCTGGCAAGGAGTATCATCTGATGCCCTATTATGCACCGAGCTATGGCTTGGCATACGTTCTCAACTGCCTTGCCCCCGTATATATACTTCCTACCCCTACGTGTTTTATACGAATATTCTACACGCTTTTCCTCGTTTGTCTCCCCCTTCAGGTCTTCGTAGTACATACGTAACCCAGAGGGTAAAATTAATGCAGAGTTACCGGCGTCCACTTTAATCACACCTCGCTTGCCAAAGTTAGCCACCTTGCCATTAGCGAGCTGCGTTATTGTGTACTGGGCTTTCTTCCATAGTCCGTTGATGTCGGCGTTAGCCTCACGGTAAACATCTATAATACGCTGCGCTTCGGTAAGCTCAATCTCTACCCCCATACCTTTCAACTGCGCTTGGAACTTAACCGCGCCCATACCATAACCAGCGCCAAGAATTGTAGTCTTGCCCACGAACCGCTGCTCTTTAGTTACCTCTGATACAGGTACGTTATAGATACTAGACGCCATATACTTATACACGTCCTCACCCGCTGCGAACTGTGCCACTAGGTCGTTCTGCCCAGCTAACCAAGCAAGCACGCGAGCCTCAATCTGCGAACTATCGCAGTCGATTAGTGAGTATCCGTCTGGGGCGATGATACTGTTCTTTAACTTCTTTGCGTTAGGCCCACGACTAGGTAGGTTTTGCAGGTTTATCTTATCCGCGCCGCCCCACCGCCCAGTGTGGGCAGCGTAATACTTAACGGGAACTGGCAGCAAATCACGTTTACCTATATCTATGAACCGCTGTGTACGTGTCTCCTCCAAGGTACTCTTGTTACCGAGGCGAGCTGCTACCAACGCCTGTACACGTTCGTCGTCGTGTTCCTGCAGGGCTTTAAACTCTTCGTCGGTCTTGGCAAACGCGAACGTCTCTTTGTCTGTAGTCGGGCTAATTTTCATCGGGGGTTCAACGCCACACCCCCTAAGTAACTCTGCGAACTTGGCGTTGCTCATCAAGTCCACGCGCTTAACCTGCGCGTCTTCTAGCAGTTTATCTTTTCGATCTCGTACATCCTCCAAGTGTCGTTCGAGTAGGAAGATGTCTATGTCCAACATAGGCTCGGTAAACATACGCAGGGATAAGTCTATCAAGCGCATCTCGTCTTTGGGGAACCCTTTGCCCATCAGTTTAAACAGCTTATACGTTAGCTCTACGTCGTTGATGCAGTAGGCTCCGTACTTCTCTAATTCCTCGGGTAAAAAATCTTCACTGCGTTTACCTTTTGCGTCGAGAACTTCTGTCCCCTTAACACCAATACCATACCTTTCAGATAACGCGCGGAGACTTCCGCCAGCTTCAGTCCC